GGTTTATATTGGCCCGCTCGGGTGCGTTTCGCACGGTTAGTTGGTCGTGTTTTCCTTTCCGTTGGTCTGTTGACAGCGGGTCCTCCGTAGCAATCTTGGTAAAGCGTTCTTGTTTCTAGGCAGATCGTGGGTGTCAGCCGGTTCCGCGCCCGGAGGTTTTTAGTGAGGGAGGTGAGATGGGCCGGTTTTCTTAAATGTCCACGGGGTGTTGCTTCCTAGGATGCATCCTAAAGGACACGAGGCAAAAGTCTTGTCAGCTTTCGACGAAGGGTCAGTGTCACCACCACGTCCAAGGAAAAGTCCCCCCACACAAATTTCCATGTGTCCTGCTCCAGGATTGCCTGGACAGTTGATCGCGGATCTTTGTCTTCTGCTACTTGTTGCAGAACCAGGGACGCGAGGACTTCAGTCCACTGGTTATAGGTGAACCGGTGCTCGTGGTCTCCGACAGATGCTGCAAGGAGGTGCGATGTGCGCCGGAGGTACTCCTCAGCCTGCTCAGGGGTAGTTATCCCTGAAGGCGATAGGATGGTGTTCCAGATGTACTCAGTACCTCCGCCTAACGAGGACAAGTCATACTGAGTGACAGGAACTTGGGCAAAGAGGACACTCTGGGTACATCTCACCGGCCGAGGGATAAGGCTCCCTCTTGATTCCCCGATTAGCCAGCATTCGCTGAGAGTATCAGTGGCAAAGACATTGCGAACATGGCACTCCACTCCCGAGATCACCAACCCCATGTGAAGCTCCATCACTGCAGAGATGGGCTTGATCAGTCTGATGATCCATCGGACTTTAGGTGCGTAGGACGAGACGGATGCCAGTACTCTTAAGACATCGTCTCGAGAGTACAGGGGAATGTCTATCACCAGAATCGCTGATTCTCCGACCAATTCTCTGATCTTCTTTATGACAGAGAATGACGTGAAGTCCCCTCCTCCAGGGTGACCCGGTGGGTAGCGTAGAAACTGATCACTTAGTCCTGTGAATGAGATAGCTGGGGGTGTCAATTCTCCCGTGAGGATACTGTGGTTATTCAGGTCGATATCCAGATCAACTCCCAGCACCATTGATGCTCCTCCTGCGAGGAGGACAGCTGCTCCGGACCCGTATCCACAGCCAATATTGGCCACAACCGAGTTATTACACAGCCTGGAGATACCAGCATAGCTGTATCCCGCGGACGATTCACGGCCGAACTCTCTGCTCTTCAGACGGTCAAATGAGAATAGATCAATGCCCTTCGAGAGCTCAGAAGGTGACCATGATGATGAGGTGAGTTCTCGGGTCATGGCCTCAAAATGAGATACTCCCCAGTGTTCAGAAACCGCTGGGAACAGGGGGCATACCATAGAGATAGGAGGATGGTTCCATCCAGCTGGTGCAGGATATGACCGAGCCATCCTAATCGCCTCTCTTACAGGCATCTGAGAACGCAATAGCAATCGTCCACGGATTAGGGAGCTCATGCTAGTGACCAGAGCTGGGGCCTGGTTTGATTCCGCCCATAGCAAGATCCTCCCTACCAGAACTGCAAGGCGAGATATAGACTCTTGTTCGGAGGTCAGCCCTCTCAACTCTCGTGGGATCTTCTGTCGAATAACAATGTAAGCTCCTTGCAACTGCACTTCACCTAGAAGCATTGATCGATGGTATGCTAGAACCACTGACGACAAAGCTTCTTGGAGGATCGCTCCGTCCTTCTCGTCACCGAAGACCACAGTCGGCTCTGTATAAAGTCTGTCAGACGGAGAGATAACCGCTGAAGTTGCGCCGGTCATGATATGGTTCCGCAAGCGCGTAATAGGAGTGGACCCCTCATTTGAATATCTAGTAGGAGTAGATAATCCGTACTGGATCACAATCTCATCCTGTTTGAACATTGGATGGTGGAACACTCCGCTCAGTGCTCGTGACAGACTCTCACATAGGGAAAGAATCATAGGTGTTGGAGACCATCTCATCTCCGTTGATGATCGGGAGTACATTGATTCAATCGTGAACCTTGCCACTTCTTCAGATGCTGCCATGCAGATCTCCTTCAATCCATAACCTCTCATCTCCAACAGGTCTAAGGAAATTCGAATAATCCCGGAACCCCGGTCTGCAACGGCTGCTGCCGATCGTGACGTTGTCAAGCTAGTCCGAAGAATCCGCCGCAGGGGAGCTGGAGTTGGTCTTAGATGTTCATTATCGGGGACATATTCTCCTATCAGATCTACTGTGTTCACCGAGATGAGTCGACGTAGATAAATATCCTGGGTGTATGCCATGGTGTTGTTCTTGAACGCCACAGGAAGGGGGATAATCTCCTCTGGCACTTCTAGAGTTGTGTCGATGACGGGGCACCAGATCTCGGAGTCCAGGTTCATGACTATCATCTGGGCTGAACTACCGTGGGACACAGCTAGGTAGAGAGCGGCTAGTGATGCCACCATGAATTCTTGCACCATAGCAGGATAATCTTCTTCTCCTCCTGATAAAGGAGGGGAGTTGTCTGTGGATATGATGCATTGTGAAGGGAAAGCAGTTCCTCCTATGAAGTTGGCTCCTCGGTTCCCCATCAAGGAGGTATAACGGTGGTCTATAGTTCCTCCGTATGCTTTCCCGGTCTTGGTAACAACAGCCTTCAGATCCACATCTGCCCTTGTCTGTGCAACACTCTCCACCAAAGACAAGAACGAATCTCCCACTCCCGGCTGAGTCGCTAGAGAACAGAGGCGAGCGACTGCTCGTTCTGGTGATGAGGACGTTATGATCTTGTAGCCGTGCACAGATCTCTTTTCGACTGTGGGACGGCCAAGGTATGGAGGTTCAGGACCACGAGCATATAAAGGGCTCGTCGATAGAGGGACTACTCGAAGAGCTTTGACTCCCGGATCTGATGTAATTCGCTCAGACAACACCCATGTGAACTCGAAAGGAGTGATTGTGGTAACTCCTGTCATCGACATCTCGGCTCCAACGAACCATCGTTGTCGGAGCTTGCAGATGTCCAGGTAGATGCTCTCAGGGACCCGATGAACCGGCTTGAGAGACCTAATTCGCCGGATGGTCTCCAAGGTGTATCCTGCTCCTGTAGAGAGGATCTTCGAGCATGGATTCATATCTGCTCCTCTCTGGAGAAGGGTCTGGATAGTGCGAGTAGTGACAAACATCCTTGCTACCTGCTTCTTAACACCTACCACTGAATCAGATTTTAGATCTGACAACAGAACTGGGTTGAATGGTCTAACTGACAATAATGCCTTGTCTAGTTCCTCTTCATAGCCGGTGAGTCGTTCGCTGCACAACTCCCGGATATCCCTGTTTACTGTTCGTCCAGCAATAGCCTTAACCCCGTCCTCTAGGATGGATGTCTCTGGGGTGCGGCCTCTGGCAATTGGAAGGCTATAGGGGTCCTCTAGCAATGACACCAGCGTAGGAGCTCTCGCGTACCAGCTGTCTTCGTGCATGTTCCCAAGCAGGACCCTCGCCATCGGGGAGTAGTGAGCAGACAGAGCAAGGGACGCATAGGACTTCGACAGAGGGTCGGCTCCCCCCTTGTATATCAAGTTTGTGAAAGGGAGGATGGACAACCCCCCGAGGTCTCCTGGGAGGAGTAAGAGAGCTTTGATGTGGTCAGGAGATAACTCCCTCAGGTCCTGGAACGGGAGGCTTGATGATTCCAGAGTACGGACAGCCCGGATCCGAGACAGGTACCATGAACAGTGATATGCCCACAGCCGGTAAGCACAGAGTGGGTTCTTGAGCTTCTCAGCAGCCGCTTGGCATTGGCTGCTTAAGGCACCCACACTGTTGTTGACAGAAGGGAAGTCCGAGGCACTATTGGGAAAGACTCTGCTGCAAGCCTTCAGGGAAGTGTAGTATTCAACTCCATCTATGTATATGTCCTTGCTGTAGGTGACTACTCTGGTCGACACCATGCATTCGTCTGGTTTTGTAGAATGGCCCACACGTCGGCACTCTTCATCAACTCCATGAACTATCAAAGAAGCCACCTCAGGGAGGTAGACATTTGGATCTCTTCCCGGAGGAGTTTCCACAGTGGCGAGGAATATCTGATTGTCAGCCTGTCCTATGAGGTGGTACCCAACACTGAACTGTTGGAGAGCCAAATCCATCATTGAATATGTTGCGGCAGTCCACTGCTTCTGGACAATCCCCTCCACTCCTGCGAGATGATTAACCCAGAGCATGTCCGACTGTAGAGCCTCCAAGTCCAGACCCGGAATTTGGGCTTCTTCCACTCCGGGAGGTTTGAGCTCCGCTACACGCACCATCATGACGCACCGAGAGAAGAAATGGTGGATTACAGGAAACACATTCGTCTCTCCATGCATATCTCCCAGGTCTCGGGAGATTGGATCCACTAGGGGAGCTTGAAAGTTGCTATTCCAGCTTTCTATGTCAAACTCTCCGTACAGCTTTGATCGAGACTCTGATGTCTCTCCCTCAGTCATTGAATGAAACATCTCGACAATCTCCTGTTTAGGCAGTGTCATTGTTTGAGGAGGGAGGTAGGGGAAGATGTTGTCCGCCACATTGGCCTCTGTGCACGCAAAGAAAACTCGCATTTCTAACACCATCATAGAGAACATCCGAGGATGGAGTTTGAACTCTCTCTCTTTGGGGTACAGGGAGACTATCAGCCATTCGAACGGGATTCTTCCTAGACGTACCTCATTGACAATATCACGAACAGAGATGTCTGGTCTGTCCAGCATCTCTAGCAAGAGTCGTTTACTGCTTCGAGTCTGAATGGTTTTGTCCCAGGTGGCAGCAATCTGGTCTCTGTAGTAGGAAATCGCCTTATCATCCATGAGATCAGTGAAGTTCGGATAGTACTCAAATTCGTGATGTTTTCGAAACCGCACACCTTCCCAATCGTCTAGAGGATAGGACTGGAAGTTGATCGCTGTCTCCTGAAGAGAGACTCGCTGGTACAACTGAGTGTTGCGTCTGTGCGGAGGGAAAGCAAGAGGAGGCCATTTGCGATGCTTGCGGATGTAGCCTTCACAGTACATTCTGCAGAAGTTGTTGCGAACTCGTGCACAAGCAGAAACTGAATAGTCTTTGGGAACACAGGCTATGCCTCGAACTTTCTTCCCTCCTTCCGAGGCATCAACGTACGGATGTCCTGTAAGTTTCTGGAGGCCGAACAGTTCTACTGCGTGCTCAGCACGTCTGAGTCGCTCGAGGATCCTATCGAGCCTGTCTGACAAAGGATGTTCAGCTAGGGATAAAGACATCTCCTTAGTGCGCATCACTTCCAGCATAGCTGGATGAGTGATTGTCGGTCCAAATACAGGGTCTACGAGCCTGACAATGTTGGTCTTTGTCAGAGATTCAATGTTCTTTAAGAGCTCGTACCCCTGGTTACCATACTCAGCTAGACAAGAGAAGCACCAGTCCAAACACTCTCCAATAGCATCTGCTAGGACCGGGTCCCCGTAGATAACCTGGAAGGAAACTGCCACATTGAACCGCCCCCAGAGGAGATCCTTCCACATGAGGATTTGCTCATAAGAACACATGTAGGCTTGACGGTTGCTGATGTCGACCATCATCACTGTGAACTCATCTCCGCAGAGGGTCCATCCATGAGAGGTGTAGGTGGTCACTACAGCGCGACCAGACCCTTTGTTGGATGCCAGACTGTCCACAAAGTCCCGAAAGAGAGGCAGTCGAGCTCGAGCCTCTTCTCCCCAATAAGGAAGAGTGCTTAACAACACTGGTTGACCGCACGAAGCTCCTGTGATCCCCCACCTTGACAGTGACAACTCCACCAGCTCGCTAGTCCACGCTGAGAGGGTCTCAGCAGTCTGCTCCGCGTCAGTGACAGGGAAGGTTGGCAAAGAGTGGTATATATTACGGTAAACAATCGGGTCCAGAAGGTCAATAGACATTCCTTGAACTATCTCCTTCCATGCTCGGAACTTGGCCAGGACTCTCTTGTTCGCCCGGATCTTTGGGTCCTCCAGCCACACCAGGAACTGAGCATAAGTTGCATTCCTTGCTCCAACCAAGATAGGGCTGTCCAGAAATGTGTTGATGAAGGTCGGAGGAGCCATGTTATGGTGTGATTGCGTGTACGGTTCTTAGAGTGAGACGTCGTGAGATAAATCTGGTGTCGTCACTAACATGTTTTTTATAATTGTCCATCACCAATGCTCGTACGGGTTGCCTGAGGTTTCCAGCAGGATGACTGAGCCACAGAATGTTTCACTCCCCATTGGGGCCATCAGTGAATCGATTCCATGAACTAACGATAGTCAGCTCATCGTCGTCTCTCGCCATGGCCTCCACATAGTCCTGGGTCCGTGCAGCAGCAGTCTGAGATACCCCCACAGTTGCCCGAGTCATGACCGCCTCTCGACGGTGCAAACTCGCCATCATCTCCGCAAGGCGATCAAGGGTTGCATCTATATATTCGGCAGCATCTGCAACTCCGCCATCAGCAGAGGACCTAAGGACTGGGGGACGATGTTTAGATCTGTCATCAGATGACACCGCTCCTCTAGAGACAAAAACCATCATCATGCGCAACTCTCTGCAGTGCTTTAGGGTCTTTCTAATCAGATCTGTCCTCTCGCGATAGTCAGCCATCAGGCTCATCTGAGCTTGGTAAGAAGCCTGAGTAGACTGCTCCAGCTCAGTTATGATAGCAAGATCACGTGTTTGGCGACTCGTCACGATGTCCTCATCCGAAGGTTGAGGGTCAGGAGCGGCTGGTCTGGGGCGACGGTAGGACAGACCTTGAGGGGGAGCAGGCGGAGGGGAGCGGAAACGCAACGACATTATGCTGATCCCCTCTCTGGTTATCTTTGTAAGATCTGATGCTGATGATCTGTGACTTTATCAGAAGTGGTCAGGTTTTTTATGATTTATAATCCTTCCTGCTCGTCTCCTCTCTTAATGTGTGTGTTGGCGGTGAGTGACCACTTTAGGTGCGGTAGCCTCACGATAGTATGTCGTTCCCCTTGGCAGGGATGGCCAACTGGCGCGGCCTGATCCGAGATGACGAGTTGATCAGAGATCGTCCATCAACATGAACCGAGGATCCCGGCGTACCCCCTTGTTTCTTTGTCATGGTGAGGATGCGTGTAGAAAGGTCAGCAGACTGTTGGAGTGTCGCCATAGCAGATCCAGGATCGTGAGGAGGTTTGACCCCCGACAGCCCAGTGATTTTCTCTTCTGTAGATCGGAGAGCCGCCTCCAAGGAGGCAACCTCTGCCATCATGTCCAGCATGAAAGAGACCGTGATTTCTACATTAGCCCCTAGCCCGGAGATGCAGGCTGAGGGAGATGCCGAATCATCGAACACAGTGGCACATCCTCCTGACTTGATCTCCAGCCCAAGGACCTCGTCAAGCCCAGCAATACGGTTTATCAGCGCACCAAGGATCTTGCCATGAGCTCGAATGATATCAAGTCGCTCGTCAGCTACCTCTTTCCACTGCTCGGCAGACGTTTGCAGAGCGAGGATCGTTCTCTCCGCTCCCTCCAGTAACGTCTTGTACTTGCGTGCTGACATCTTAACGCTTGACGGAGAATGATCAGGGTAACATAAATATCAATGTGGTCGTATTATTGGTTTTTCTAAATCAGTAGTCGAAAGCATCAAGTACAATCTGTGTGATGCCAAGTAGCATGTTGCCAATCTGATGACCAAGGAAATGTATCAGTGCTCTTCTCAATGTCCTCGATTAGGACGTTGAAGAACATTCAGACACGCAGAGTTACTGATATCCTACTCATGCTCTTCATCCTGATCAACTTCCTCTTCTTCCTCCTCAGTTGCTGGGGTGATGTCCAGATGACCCAACTTTGAGAGAAGACTGTGCTCATCAGCCCGGAGAGTTAGGGTGCGGACATTACCGCGACGACTGCGTTCAGCCATGAATGCCTCAACAATCGATGTGAATGCTTCCGACGTGTAGAAGTTGACTATGTCAGGAGATGTCTCCTCGCTGGCAGAAACAGCGCATGAGATGAGGACTTCCATTTCCTTGCGGGGGAAGATGTCTGCCTTGTCTCCATAGATGAGCTTGATGTAAGGTTGAACCTTCTTGGGATATCGAGCAGCTGATAAGATGCTCTGGTCAAACTTGGAGATCGCTGTACGCAGGGCGGGGACCTCCCGGGCCCACGGGTATGCTTGCAGGAACCCGTTGACAATCTTAGCATGCTGCATCCCGCTGTATTTGAGCAGATGCATTGTGGTGTAGATGATGTCCTGCAAATCATTAGTAGCATCTTGCTCATACTCAGCAAAAGATGTGAAGCACAAGGATCTGAGTAGAGCCAACTCTTGCCATGCGTTATTGATCTGGACATGGGACTCGTCTGAGAACCTGATCGATCCCATGAGAAGCTCCGGGTTGACGGGCAGATGGCTCTTCTTGATGAGAGCTTCCGGACGGGCGCGAGTGAGGGGCGTGTGATCACTTCCATCGACTCGTTTACCTGCCATGAACAGAAGGATAGCGTAATGGCACACAAGGATTTTAGGCTGTGCCTCCTCCAGAATGTATCGTGACCATGCTTCCGGATCAGGTTGAGGCAGTCCTGGACCGGCGGAAAGAGCATTGAGAGCTCTCTCCTGAGCCGAGAGAGTTTCTGTGTTCTCCTCCCAGATCATTCCGTCGAGGTTTGTCATCGCAAGTGAGATACTCTGGAGCACCTCTGGGGTAATGGGCACAGGACTATAAATGGTCCGATCCAGCTGACCCTCAAACATAGGGAACAATGCCAGAGTGTACGACACGATGTACAGCTTCCAAGCTGTAACACTCTCAGTCTTGGATGTTCCACAAAGAGCAAGGAAGGCAATATAGCGAACACGATCCTCCTGCCCGGTTGAAGCGGGAAGGAAAGGGACTGGGAGAGCCTGGGAGATCGATGGTTTGACCGCTCTACCCCCTTGTCTCTTCGTTGGCCCCGATGATGGGTTGAAGATGTTGAGGGCCGACATCGTAGTATAGCCTTATTGGTGAGATTGTAGTTCAGAGGATCTCTGCTACTGACCAGTGAATATCGATCTTTTGGTGGTCAGGTTTTATTAAATCTTCAACGTGCTGTACATAGGTATCAATCTTGTCCAGCTAACGCACTCGAAATCCGGTGTGGGGCGTTCACGAACGGGCCCAACACTCCTTACCTGTTAGAGGACAATTCGACGTCGTGCTGATTGCGGAGCCACCACGTTACCAGATGACGACCCTGAGGAGGCAGACGGGGCTCGCTCCGTTCCTGGAGCAGGAGCCTTTCCTTGCTTAGAGCCGGAAGGGGGGTTGATTGTCTCGTCTCCCGAAGTTGGTTTGACTCCAAGGACAGCGGTCCCAGGTTGAGATGGTGTCAGGGAGCTGACAGTTGCCGCCAATCCGTCGTATGCTTTCTGCAAGTTGGTGTACCGAGAGAACAGAAGACTATGGTCCTTGGTGAGAGCATTCATCTGGGCGATGACTTGAGACAACACATCTTCATGCTCATCGATTCTGCCCTCCAATCGGGAGGAAGCTTCAGAGAGGTTGTCGACCTGCTCAGAGGTGACAGGATCAGAGATCAGGGGAGGGGGAACGGGCTCCTTAGCGACAACTTCCAAAAAGTTGCCTAGCTTGGCTGGAGGAACGAGTCCTCCTCCTCTACCTCCTCCTCGCCCTTGTCCGCGTCCTCCTCGTCCTCGAGTCCCACCCCGGCTACGATGCTGAGACGGACCAGAGGCTGGAGGAGCCGAGCGCTGGACAGTCATCTGTGTCGGGCGAGTGGACACCGGTGTAATTGGAGTCATCGGCAGCTGCGGAGCAGCAGGTGACAATGTAACTCCACGAGCTCGTGTGCTCAACGCTAGCGAATTGAAATCAATGTCGGGGGCGGCTTCTCCCCACTCTTCGACTTGAGATGCAACAGCTGGGGGCGGAAGCATCCCCGCTTTCTCAGCCTGACGATCGGACATCGTGAAGTACTCGTGGTCTGTTATGTGCAGGAGGTCGGTTCTGGGAAATGTCTGGAAGTGGTCAGCACTATAGGAGAATCGCGC